CTTCTGCCTTTCGCTCTAGAAAGTCGATATCGGACACAGCGCCGGCCCATGTCGCAAGCTGGCCGCCCATGTCTTGGATCTCGCGGCCGATCTCGATGCCCTTCTTGATCGCGTTATAGGCGGTCGTCGCGGCGGCGATGATGCTTACGGGGTCCACCGCATGATCGCCTATTTCCGCAGCGCGTGTTCGATACTGTCGAGTTTCGCAAACACGGCTTCAAACAGACGGCGCATTTCCTTGAACTCTCTATCATGCGAGTTCTTTTGTTCGGCCATCGTGGCGCGGATGACCGCTATCTCGGTCTCATGCCGTTGTTGGCGGTTGAACATGAAAATGACAAACCCCGTGACCGGAGCGACAATCCACTTCATCACGGCATCTATCATTTCCATGATCGCACTCAATATTTGCCATTCCAAACACGGAGGTCAGCGTAGTCCGGGTCATTCATCTTGCGGGCAACGATCTCACGCATTGCGCCGTGGTCTGCCGCGCTTACGCCGGATTCCTTCGCCCATTCCGCCCACAACTTCATGGGGATTAGGCCGACCAGCTTCGATTCCCCGAAGCTGCCGTTCGTGTCCCTGTTGAGTTGCTTCGCCTTCTCGATGGTGCCCGTCCAATCGTGCGTCTGCTTCACGATCAGCTTGCCATCCTCCTCGAACACTCGTTCCGACAGTTTCATCCAGTTCCTCAAAGGTCAGATGCGGATACGCATTTCGCATTGCGAATGCTGCCTCCGGCGCCATCCTCATTATCTGTCCGTTGCGATAACGGACGCCTGCCCGAAAGATGCTTTCGCAGGTTACACGATACTGCATTTTTCCCCCAAATGGTAGGCCGGCCCCGTTAAGGACCGGCCAATTTTATTAGCTGACCGTCGCAGAGAACGGGGTCGCTTCGGTGCCCGAGGCTTCCGAGTAGACAAGGACGGCCCAAACGTCGGCCGCGATGTCATCGCAGATCACCCGCCAGCCCTTGAGGCCGCCTTTGGTCGAACCATCGAGCGTGATGGTGTCCGACGTGTCGGCGGTGTAGAAGCACGACGCACCGGCGCTGTCGTTGCCGAGATAGGCAACACCCATCATCGTGTCGTTGCCCGTGACCTTGATGATCTGGTCGCCGGACGCATCAACAACACCGATGAACTCGTAACGGTTGCCCGAGCCGGTCGCAGCCGGAAGGGTAGCCGTCACGCCAGCGGCGCGGTTGAAGATGGTGCGCTGACCGACGTAGCCGTCGGCAGTGATCGTCACGGTGGCCGACGTGACAGTAACGATGCCATAGTTGTTCATGTACGGCGAAGGCATGTCTGAACTCCTTATGCCCTAGATGGTGAAGGGGCGGCAGCCTAAGCCGCCGCCCGGATCATCACGCAACGATGTTGTCAGCGATGATGCCCGACGCTGCTTCGTTACGGCAAACGAGCGTGAGTTCGGTGAGCACCTGACGCTTGTCGTTGTCACCGGTCTTCGCCAGTTCCTCGTTCTTCGTCGAACGAAGGATGCCGACGCCCCACATGTCGTCCTGCATCACAAACACGTCGCGGCCACGGTTCTCGCGGGTCGGCTTGAACTCAACCGTGCCCCACGGGGTGACGTAGACCGCCATGTGCTTGATGACGCGCTCGGACTCAGCGGTGATGTTCGACCGCTGGTTGTTGTTGCCGGTGAAGCCGAGGGCGATGTTCATCTGGTAGGCCGAGAGGTAAACCGAATCCGGCTTGCCGCCCGAAACCCAGATCTTCTGCATCACATTGTCGAACTTCGTCTGCGAGAAGGCGCTGGGCGTGCCATCGTCGGTGCGCGCGTTGGTGCCGTCGCCGGTCGGGTTGGCGCCGCCGTTGCCCGACTGGAAGTCGACGTTGGTCTTGAGCCACGCAGGAGCGCCAGCAAGACGACGAGCCGAAATGCTCGAACCGGCCGAACGGGCTTGGTTCGCAAACATCGCCTTCTCGATGTCCAGCTTCTGCTCTTTCGCGATCTTCAGAACCTGATACGCCATTTCACGGGCGCGGCCTGCTTTGTTCAGACCCTCGTCGGTGCCCGGAACAACAACCGCATTCTTAAAGATCTGCGTGTAGTTGCCGAGGCGGGTCGTCACAGCGCGCACTTCGGCAACGGTGTCGTCGCCTTCGATGTGGGCGTTGTCAGCCGACGCGCGGAGGCTGTCGGTCTGCCACTCGTGCAGAGTGTTGGTCGCCTTCATCTTCGCGGCCGCCGTGTAGAACGGGGTCTCTTCCGGCGAGATGTCGTAGATGATGTTTTCGAGATCCTCGCGGATGCCCTTCACATCATAGCTGTCGAGTGTATTGGCGGGTTGTGCCATTTAGGTCTCCATCAGTTGAAAAGAAGGTTCACAAAGTCTTCGACTTTGCCACTTCGTTTAGCCGCAGCCATTTGACGTGTCTTGACCTGCCTCTGAGGGTCTTGCCGCACCTGGGCGCCGGGCTTCACGACCGGGCGAGCCTTTGCAACCTTTTGCTGCTCGACGCCTTTACGCTCTGCCATCATTTGGCGATAACGCATGGCATCGTGCAGAACCCGCACATGGCGATGGTCAATCACGCTGGACAACTCGTCAGGTTCGAAACCGTAAGCCTCGGTTGCCGTCCGAACAATCTGGTCGCGCAGGGCGGTGCCAGCTTTCTTATCAGCAAAATCAGGAATTGCTTGCTGCAACAGCTTCATCTGATCCTGAATAAATGCCTGACGGGCGCGCGTATTCAGTTCCTGTTGCTGTTGCTGTATTTGCTGCATCTGCAACATGGTCTGCTGATATTCGCGCATCTCACGCTCATAGCGAGCGCGGTCCTGCATGTATCCTATCGGGTCTTTCTCAAGCAGTTCCTCTGAGGGTTCTTTCGGCTGTTGCACCTGCAACTGACCGTTGGCGAGTTGTTGATACATCCGCGTCAGTTCTTGACGCTCTGCAAGCAGTTGCTGGTAGACATCCGAAGCACTCTTCTTTGCCTCGGCGGCCTCCCGCATCTGCTTCTGGATATAACCTTGACCTGCGGCAGATTGCTTCAACTGGTCGAGGGTCCACATTTCGATCTTGCCGTCGATCTTGACGGGGATCAGGTCGTGCTTCTCTTCAGTCTCTTCTGCTGCATTCTCGGTATCCGGCTCGCTGATTTCTTCATCAGCGTATTCTGCCTCGTCGGCAGAAACTACCTCTTCCTCAGGCTGCTCTACTTCAGCCTCAGCTTCGGCAGTCTCAATGACCTCTTCCGGCTGGACCAGAAGGCTTGCAGCTTGGTCGATGGTCATCGGTTTCCCAGTCGTGGTTTCCACGGTGCTGATTCCTACTTGTTGCGCTTTTCGAGAAGTTTCCCGTCCGTCACGAACGTTTTCAACTGATCCTCTAGAAGCACCAGCGCCCGAACCATTCGGTGCGCTTCCATAATATCTTCTTGCGAAGATTTTGCATACTCGAAAACCTCAATCTGACGTTGCTTCACCAGATTGAATGCTTCGAGCAATACCGGATCACGCAGCAAGGTTTCTGCAACCTGCGCGCGGGTCATTTTATCCATCACTGCGCCCCGATGTTAATGCGAGCGCGCTCCTGTTCAGCCCTGATAGCCTGCTGATTGAGTTGGACGCCGTATTTGCCAAGCAAGTCAGCCGCCTTCACCGCCAAATCTTGCGCCATTTCGTCGCGCTTGCGGTCGTCGTCAAGCATCATTCTCTGCGCGTCCAACTGCATCTTCATCGCGTCAGCCTGCGCACGGGTCGATGCTTCGATCTGCTTGCCTTGCAGATATGCGGCATTCGGATCGCTTGCTTGTTGCTGGCCCTGTGCAGCCGCTACTTGCTGTTGCAGCATCATTTGCTCGGTTTGCATGTCCATCGGCATGAAGTAACGATCACTGTTGCGGATGCCGGCGCTGGCAAGCATGTCGGCCATCGTGTTGCGAATGTTGGTCATCATCACCAAGCCATTCGACGGGCCGTAGGTCTGATAGATTTGCGTTTGCAGGCCGAGGATCTCGCGGTAGGCCGCCGCTTTCTCCTCTTCGCGCCCGGTGCCAAGGCCCACGTTGACCGTGACATCCATGTCCGTATTCCAGACGCGCGGGTCAACAGGCACAAAGCGCCCGTTCAAGCGCATGATCTGCTCGCCGTCAGCGTTCTTGACCATCAAACGCAGCATCAGCGAAAACAGCTTGCGCATCCCGCCTTCCGCAAGATTGCGGGCCATCGTCTCGACCTGACCAGCCGCCGCCTGCACGGTGGCCGTAACAGCCGCCTTCGTGGTCGACTGTAGTGCATCAGGGTCAAGCCCCATAGACGCCCGGCTGACGCCCGTCTTGTACTCGATCTGGGCGTCCATGTATTGCAGAGCCGACAGCGTTTGACCCGCCGAGAACGGCACCTCAAGAGGCTGCACCATGCCCGGTGCACGCATCCTGACGATGGCGCCGATTTCGTTGTTCAGCAAATCGTCGATATCAACTTGACCATCGACGGCCGCAACACGCGGGTTATTGACCATCGCGACGTTATCAAGGATGCCGCGCAAGATAGCCGTCGACGCATCTTGGTCGTCGCGGATCAGATCGGCGACAGACTTGCCGAAGAATGTGTGCGGCTCGGGATCAACCTCGAACACCGCAAACGGGATTTCGTCGGCCGGTTCAACCTCAAGCAACTCATAGCGAGAACCGCCGAGCACGATCCGATGCAGCATCGGGACGCCGGTTCCTTCGACATCCATCCGCATGTAGGCTTCCGTCACCAGAACCTTCTTCATGGACGGGTCAGCCGGGTCTTCGGTCTCGTCGATGTTTGTCGCATACCCGCGACGGGCTTCGTTCTCTTCTGTCGCGATCAACTGGTCAGACGAATTGTCCAAGCCATTGATGATCTCAGGGTCATAGCCCATCGCGATCAGGTCGCCAGCCCGCATGTCGGTGCGATGGCCGCAGACATAGCAGTCGTCAATCGAGCGCGCGTTTCGGTCGATGAAGAACTCTTCCGGCGGCACGCTGACAACACGCAACTCGCCCCGCGTGCTGCGCTTGATAACCTTTAGATCATGCCGGGTGGTCGGCGGCTGGGCCATATCCATGCCATCGGCCATGACCTCGACTTCTTCCACAGTCTCACTGTGCTCGATCACCTCGACATCCGGGTCGAGTATGATCGCCTGATACTGCATGTCATTCAGATTGCTGAAAGTGTAGATTTTCGAGGTATCTACATCTTCCCAGTAGACCTTCATGATGCCGGTCTTCTTGACCAGCGCATCATGGAAAGCGTCAGACAGCAGGCGGAAGCCATTGATTTCCTGAAACTTCCAATGCATGTACTCAGTCGCCTGTTCGGCAAACTGAACATCTTCAGGCCCGCGCGGGATGTATTCGACAAACCGCG